GGATTGGCCAAGCGGCGCTAGATGCAAACACCACGGGCTCTGAAAATGTCGGCATTGGCAAGCATGCTCTAGGCGCAAATACCACAGCTATACGCAGCACTGCTCTGGGCTATCAGGCTCTGGCTGCAAATACCACGGGCAATTACAACAGCGCCATTGGCTTTGATGCGCTAAAGGTAAATACTACAGGCACTAATAACACCGCTCTTGGCGTTCAGGCTCTGATAAACTGCACCGAAGGCGCTAAGAATACCGCTCTTGGCGATAATGCGTTATACAGCCTCACCACGGGCGATAATAATGCGTGTTTCGGCAAGGACGCTGGACTTACAGGTTCTCCGGGGGGCAATATAACGACAGCCGATAATATCATGGTGTTGGGTGATGAGAATATTTCTGCTGCCAATATCCAAGTTGATTGGACAGTAGCATCTGACCAACGAGACAAGACGGACTTTAGCGCACTTGATGTGGGCCTGTCGTTCGTTAATGATCTTGAGCCTGTGACATATAAATGGGACAAGCGGTCTAAATATATTGATAAGTCCGATCCCGATGTAGATTTAGATACTGTCACGCACGACGGCACCCATACAGAAGACTGGCTGGATGTTGGCTTTAAAGCGCAAGCTGTTGAGGCCCTGGAACTTGCGGCAGGATACAAGATTGCCGACAAAACTAACCTGACGACAAGCCTCACATCAGATGGAAAACAGTACGGCATTCAGTACAGCAAGTTTGTGCCCATCTTGGTGAAAGCACTACAGGAACTAAGCACGAAGAACGATGCTCTTGAAGCCCGCATAGCGGCCTTAGAGGCGTAACATAAAGGAGAAACTAATATGACTGATACACTAACGGCAGATGAGATTGCCGCACACTTTTCCGCAATGGATGATAGCGTCGATTTGATCACCGCCACGGTGGCCGATGATGCCGACGCTTTGGATATGCATGGAAGTGCCGATGAGGTAAACCTTATGGTCACTCGCAATACGGATCATCTTGAGATTCAGATTGCAACTGATTGGTATGCAGCGTCCAGCGTGAGCAAGACGGCATATACTGGCGCGGTAACTTCCGGCAAGGCTTACGTTGCGGGTTAGGGGGAAATTATGATCACATTAGAGTTAGAACTGGACGAGGTTAACGGTGTCTTGTCGGCTCTAGGTCAGATGCCCTTCGCCCAAGTCGCTGGGCTGGTGGCTAAAATCCAAGAACAAGCTTCGCCGCAGGTGCAGACAAATGGTGCGGCGGCTTTGGAAGCCGTGGATGCCGAAAATATGCCGTCAGAAGCAGAATTGCTACAGTGACCTTGACAATACAGATGATGTCTTCTTTGGAGAATTAGAAGATGCCCCTTACCAAGTTACAATTTAGACCCGGACTAAATCGGGAAAGCACCTCATACGCCAATGAAGGGGGTTGGTTTAATTCTGATTTAATTAGGTTTCGAAAAGGTCGTCCTGAAAAATTAGGTGGTTGGATTAAGTTAGGGTCAAGTACGTTTACGGGCATTGCTAGATCAATGTGGTCATGGTCTACATTAGACAACACAAGTTTAATGGCGCTTGGAACTTCTAGCAAATTCTATCTAGAAGAGGGGGCCTCGTTTAACGATATAACGCCAATACGAAGAACCGCTTCACTAGGCTCTAATCCGTTTAAGACGGGGGCCTCCGGAGCCAGTGCAATCTTAACTGTCACTGACGTAGCACACGGCGCAAATGAAGGTAGTTTTGTACGTTTTATAGGGTCTTCTGCGGTTGATGGTGTAACGGCGGCTCAAATAAACATTGAATTTGAAATAACTTCCATTACAAATGCTAATTCATACACGGTTACAACTGCGGGAACAGCATCTTCCGGTGATACCTCCGGGGGTGGATCTAGCGTAACAGCCCTTTATCAACTTAATGTGGGGACTGAATCTTTTTTATCAGGAAATGGTTTTGGTGCAGGTTTGTTTGGCGGTCTTGTTTCTGATTATTCTCAAACAACCCTCAATGATTCTGGGGGCATTAATGCTAGTGTAACTTCTTTTACACTAACGAGCGCCTCGGATTTTGAAACAGCGTCCACTACAACAACGGCAGCATTAACGATATTAGACACAACACTTCCGTTAACCAGTTCGAGTGGTTTTCCTGACAAAGGACACGTATTAATAGGTAGCGAGGTTATAGCCTACGATCTAAAATCAGGAAATAATTTAAGCGATCTTGTACGTGGTGCAGATGGAACAACTACCGCCGCTCATAATTCAGGGGTAGCGGTTACTTTTATTGGGTTACTTTTAATTGAAGACGAATTAATTCGATATACAGGAAAAAGTAGCAACACTATAGACGCGGGTGTTTCTCGCGGAGCTTTTGCAACCGATGCTGCATCCCATAGCGACGGTGTAGTGGTAAAAGAGGCTAATAGCTTTGTCAGTTGGGGGGCATCCTCGACTACAACTGCTCAAACAGATGCAAACCTAAGACTTTGGTGGCAAGATAATTTTGGAGAAGATCTTATTTTTGGAACACGCAACGGTGCGCCGTATTATTGGGATAGAGGCGTAGGAGTTGCTACACGGGCTACTGCGCTTTCGGCTCAATCCGGCGCATCTAACACGCCAACCCTTGTACGTGAAATGATTCTTTCGACCTCGGATCGGCATGTTGTAGCTTTTGGTGTTAATCCTTTGGGTGAATCCACATTAGATCCACTGCTCGTTCGATGGTCGGATCAAGAAAGCGCCATAAATTGGACCCCTTCAGCCACGAACACTTCCGGAGATCAACGTATTTCTAACGGTTCCGAGATTATTACCGCTAGACGAACACGGCAAGAATTCTTGATTTGGACCGACATGGGCATGCATTCGATGCGGTTTATTGGTCCCCCATATACATTCGGTTTCCAGTTAATGGCTTCAAACGTTTCTATTATTAGTCCAAAGGCTGCTATTAATGCAAAAGATTCCGTATTTTGGATGGATAGTGAAAACTTCTATATTTATTCAGGACGAATTGATGTTTTGTCCTGCACTGTTTTACGACACGTTTTTGACAACATTAATTTAGAACAACGATTTAAGTTTTTTGCCGCCTCTAATCGACTCTTTAGTGAAATATTCTGGTTTTATGTATCTGGAGACGCTACTGAAATTGATAGATACGTCAAATTTAATTATGAAGAAAATGCTTGGGATATAGGTGAATTATCCAGAACAGCCTGGATTGATGCTGACGTGTACACGAAGCCTCGTGGAGCATCAAGCAATACGGTTTATATTCACGAAACAGGTAATAACGATGATGAATCAGCTATGACATCATTCATAGAATCCTCTGATTTTGATTTGGGAGAAGGGGACCGGTTTATGTTTGTTAATCGTTTAATTCCTGATGTAGCTTTATCGGGTTCAGATACGCCCACTGTAGACTATATCTTGAAGATCCGAGATTTTCCGAACGCCTCTTTATCGACTAATTCTACAAGTTCTGTTACGGCTTCAACAGAGCAAGTTTTTGTACGGGCGCGGGGCAGGCAAGCCGCACTTAGAATACAAAGTGATACCGCCGACATGGCTTGGACTTTAGGCGACACCCGCATAGGCTTACGGCAAGATGGTGGAAGATAATGGGTAGGATATTAAAGAACGCGTTGCCACTTGCTCCTGATGTATATGATCGTGATACGATACAACGTATCTTATCTGATTTACAACTCTCTCTAGACAGTGTCGAAATACCCCTTGAAATAAGTGGGGAAGACGATGTTTTTGGTACTTCTTGGTTTTTATCTTAATGCCCAGAGCATATAAAAACGCTAAGGTTGATTTAACCGACACTGCTGCGACTGCACTCTACACTTGCCCGACTGCCGCAGCCACGATAGTCACTTCGATCATAGTTTCAGAAGATAGTGGAAATGCTGATACTATTACGGTTACTTTAACAAACGCCGCAGCGGCAGTATTTTCTTTATTTAAGGTTAAGGCTGTGTCTGCCAATACAAC